GCGTAACCAATAAGGCTCTAACCTCTAACGTGGCAACCCTTACTGCCACTGCTCACGGCTTTGCCGTAGGTATGACCGTAGAAGTATCTGGGGTGGATGCTACATTCAACGGTACTTATACGATTACTGCTGTTACTGCTAATACTTTTTCCTATGCTAAGACTGCATCTAATGTAACTTCTACGCCTGTTAGCCCTGCTGGAACTGCCTATAGCAATCAAACTCACTTCCAAGATTATGCAACATCTGGTGCCTATAAGGTCTATGCGCTCTGCGATGATGGCGTATATGCCTACTGGATTTCTTTGATTGATGATGCGGGTACGGATAAGACCGCTATGTATAAGAAGTTACTCAATGATGACGATACTGTGGCGCCAACAGAAATGTTCAAGACCACATCAATTATAGTTGATAATGCTGTCATAGAGTTTACAAAGGAACGTATAGTTGCTTGTATCAATAACAAAGTATTTGAAATTTCAACTACAGCATCTGCTTTACCTACTGCTGTCTATACCCACCCAGTAGATGACTTTATATATACCAGCATCACATCAAGCGGTGCTGCTATTTATGTCACCGGATTCTCAGGTAGCCAGTCCAATATCCAGAAGTTTACCTTGGCTTCTAATGGAACTATGCCTACCTTAACCAGCGCTATTACTGCTGCTGAGATGCCTGCTGGAGAACTTATCTATAAGATTTATTACTACCTTGGCTATATGATGATTGGTACAACCAAGGGTGTTCGAGTATCGGCAGTATCTGATGATGGTTCTTTAGCCTATGGTCCATTGCTATTTACCTCAGAGCAACCAGTCTATGACTTTGCTGCTAGGGACCGTTTTGTTTGGTGTGCTACTAACGTTGATGGCGCTCCTGGAACTACCCGTATTGACCTAGGAACATCTTTAGGAACTTTGATATTCCCATATGCTTGGGATACTTATTACGCATCAGAAACTGGAAGATACACCACTGCCTGTGCTTTCGTTAATGGTACAGACAGATTGGCTTTCTGCACCAATGCAACTGGTACAAATGGAAAAGTTTATATTGAAAGTGCTACCAGGTATGTTTCTTCTGGATATCTTCAAACTGGCTACATCCGATATAACACTTTGGAGTTAAAGCGATTCAAACTATTACTTCCGCAGTTTGATACAACTAATGGCTCTATAGAAATTAAGTCAGTAACTGAAGATGGCACTGAGTTTGGTCTTGGTTCATTTGCTCAAGGTGATGCAGTAGGTGAGATTGGAACCGCATATCCATCCACACCACAGCAGTATCTAGGATTTAAGTTTACATTTAATGTTGGCAATGACAGTACTAAGACGCCAGTCTTTACTGGATACCAAGTCAAGGCTTTACCTGCCGTTCCTCGTCAACGTTTAATTCAATATCCAGCGCTCTGCTTTGACCACGAGATGGATAAGTTTGGAGTAATGGTTGGTTATGAAGGGTCTGCTTGGCAGAGAATGACACAATTAGAAACCATTGAAAACAATGGAGACACCATCAGAGTAGAAGACTTTAGAACCGGTGAATCTTACGTCGGTCTAATAGAGGAAATAGATTTCATCAACCGCACACCTACCGATAAAAGATTCTCGGGGTTTGGTGGCGTTCTGTTGGTGACCATAAGAAGCGTATAACTTACAAGGAGCCAGTAAATGACCCCTGCTGATTGGGCTGCATTAGCCGTATCCGCCACTACCCTCATTGGAGCATTGTCAATGGGAGTAAAGCATTTGACTAAGCACTATCTATCTGAACTAAAGCCCAATGGTGGGTCAAGTATCAAGGATAAAGTCAACGCCTTGGAAGAGAAGGTTGACCTACTAACCGACCTAGTAAAAGAAGCGATAAGGAAATGAATGAAGAAACTTGTGAAAGTTGCCAGTCCTGCTGCGATTGCTGTACTGAGACAAGCGACTGCGATTGCTCCTAAGCGGAACAAGGCTAGTGATGGGTTGCTTCCATCTGCTGCTCATATAAGACAGAACCCAAACTCTGACCATAACTCAGGGTTGGCTGCTGATTTAACCCACGACCCACATAGCGGGATAGACTGCAGAGAAATCTTTGAGCAGTTGAAATCTGACAAGCGGGTGGATTACCTAATATTCAATAGTCGAATCTGGTCTGCTCGCAATGGCGAGCGCGATTACACCGGACCGAATCGTCACGAGAAGCACCTACATATTTCCATCAAAGCAGAATGTTCTAAGGACACCAGTCCTTGGTTTGCTTGGATGGGAAAGCCGTCTATTGGCAGTAAGGTAAAAGCCAAGTTCAAAAAGAAGGCGGTCAAGAAAGATGTACCAAGTCCTAAAGGAGACTAAATGGACAAGTTAATCAAGAAGTTAAAAAGCAAGGAATTTAAGGCTGCGTTTAAGTCGTACCTACGTGCCGTCCTTGCATCTGCTGTAACTATGGGCATTGCATTGGCAGGAGATGTAGCACCTGAGTATGCAATCCTCATCGGCAGTATCGCAGCACCTGCTGTCAAGTGGGCAGATAGAGCAGAGAAGGAATTTGGATTGAAGTAGTTAGCCACTGCGAGGCAATAAAGGCCCTGGGGAGAAATCCTCAGGGCTTCTTTTTTTATGCCTTTAATTAGGTTTATCGACTGGACAGGGAGCCTTTAATAGATTGCCACAGTTAGCACACTGGACATCTAAAGCCCACCAGGATATGTCGTAATCTTCAAACTGAACAAAGGTAGAGAAAACTGTACAGCCACAGACACAGGCGTGTGTCGGACCAATGGAACGCAAATCAGATGCCTGTATCGGCGGTAGAGTCGGTCTGTTTGTAAGCAGCCGGAGTAGACGGAAAACCACTGACTGCTCGGCTAGGCGCGTCGAGCGCCTCGCAGTTGGGAGGGCGCCGGTCACGCCGTAGGCGCCCTCTTATATATTCGCTGACGCTCATATTGTAGAAAGAAACGGCGTGTCTCCGAATCGGACACGCCGACTGGTAGTAAACTTTTTTCTCTGAGGAAAGGACCTACCGATTACTACACTCGTTGGAATCCAACTAGATGACCGCTGTATTCTAGCAGCGGATTCCCAAGTAACTGAAGATAATCTCCGAACTATCTCAACTGCCGTTCCGAAGATAGTCTCCGTGGGTAAGTATCTGCTAGGCATCGTCGGTGACTCGCGGCCTGGAGATATTCTCGCCTACAACTGGACTCCGCCCATCTACAAAGGTGCAGACCCCGTGCATTGGATGGGTAAGAAAGTTCTTCCATCTATAGTCAAAGCATTCAAAGATAACGGATATGACCCATATGAAGCGAACAAAGAAAAAGACTCAGGGTTCGACTACCTTGTTGCGTTTGCTGGCAACCTATTCCACGTTGCGACAGACCTCTCGTTCATCCAAAGCAAACTTGGTATCTACGGTCTTGGCACTGGTGGGCAGTTTGCTCTTGGTTATCTTGCTGGTCTTACAAGTAATTCACTTGCTCTAAAACCAGAACAACACGCCGAGAAGTCCGTTGAGATTGCGTCAGTGCTTGACGTCAATACTCACCCACCAATACAGTTGGTTACTCAACGACGGGAGTACTGATGACACACGAGGAATTACTATCTAAAACAGATGGTGCTCTTCTTGCTGTTGTTAGATTGCATTCACCTGAAGGTAAGCCAACTTCACAATGCCGTACTTGTAAAAGGTTTTATCCTTGCTACACCATCCAAGCAATCATCAAGGAACTTGGATGAGAAAAGATTTTAAAAGATATTCACTACATATCAACCGTCATTACACCAGTAACTGGAGTATCGGTATTGATTACTACAAAGTATTTGCTATGCCTGAAGCAAGACACCAGGCAACAGTATTTCAAATAGGGTTATTGTTTGGTAACATTACATTTACGAGATGGCAGGACAAACTATGGACATAAAAGATTTACTTATCAAGGCGCTTCACGCCAAAGAGAATGCTAGGCCTAGGTCTACACAGGTACAGGTAGGACCATCAGAGTTAGGTGGCTGCCGTCGTAAAGTTTGGTACAAACTAAATGACCAGCCTGAGACTAATGACAATGAGTTGAAGTTGGCTGCCATTATGGGAACAGCCATACACAGCGCCATAGAGAAGGCGCTAGATAAACATATAGGAGTGATGCTGGAATCCGAAGTTGAATACAACGGAATGAAAGCACACGTCGATTGCTACCTACCGGACACGGGTGATGTAATCGATTGGAAGACCGTCAAGGCTAAAAACCTTGCGTACTTTCCTTCAGAGCAACAACGCTGGCAGGTGCAAACCTACGGCTACCTGATTGAACAATCTGGATTGGGGAAGGTTCAGAATGTTCACTTAGTCGCCATACCAAGAGACGGTGATGAGAGAGATATAAAGGTCCACTCAGAGAAGTACGATTCTTCTATCGCTTTAGAAGCCCTCTCTTGGTTGGAGGCTGTCAAGGAATCACAGGTAGCACCAGCACCTGAACGAGATGAGTCTTACTGTAAGTTCTATTGTAAATACTACGACGCAACTGGTGAGATTGGATGCGTTGGTATAAAAAAAGAACGTACAAAAACTGAACAAGTAATCATAGAGGATTCCGAAGCAGACAAAAATGCTTTGGAGTATTTGCAACTGGATGCCAAGATAAAGGAACTGACCGAACGAAAGGAAGGACTCAAAGAGTCGCTTGCTGGATTACTCGGAGTAACTAAGTCTGGCATCCAAGTGCAGTGGTCTACAGTAAAGGGAACTTTTATTGTGGACAAAGAAGAAGTCAAGAATAAACTTGGCTACTTGCCTGGTAAAGAGGGCAAAGAATCAACAAGAATCATAGTAAAACCAACAGGAGGAACCAATGGCTGAAACAACTAAGTTTCAGGCTAACTTTAAGTTAGCAGATGGCACACTGATAAATGTCTATGCAGATACAGCAGCAGAGTTTGAAACACAACTTACAGCGACGCAAGATATGACAACACTGATTCACAGTGTTAGTCAATCTCTCGGCAGCGCTGGACCTGCTAAGACCTTTCAGCGTAATTACGCACCGAGACCGCAAGCAACCGCAGGCGCAGCAACACCAGCGCCAGCAGTAGAAGAGGGCAAGGCACCAACTTGTTCTCACGGACCAATGGTTTACAAGACAGGGACTAACGCGAAAGGTCCTTGGAAAGGCTGGTTATGTAGCGCACCAAAAGGTGCAGCCGAAAAGTGCGCTCCAATCTGGTCGTGACTAGATGCGTGAGCCACGTCAGTACGAGGCTCCGCTATGTGCTCAAGTCGATGGAGAACTCTGGTTCCCAGAGAAGCAAGAAGGAAATCCTAGAGGTTTACGTCTTGCAAAAGAACTATGTGGTAAATGTAACCACCGACTTGAATGTGCTGAATGGGGTATCCAATACGAAAGATTCGGCATCTGGGGTGGACTTACACCCGTCCAACGAAACGCAATACGTCGTCAACGTAACATAAAGTTACCGAGGGAGAAGAGTGCTTAGGTTACATAGGGCTTGGGCAACTACACAAGCAAAGGCAGAACCACTGCCTGAGGTGTGGAAAGACTTATCAAGAAGCGAAGTGAAGTTCCGCAGAGGACAACTCTGTATGGTTGCTGCTGCGCCTAATGCTGGTAAGTCTATGTTTGCTCTTGTCTATGCAATCAAGGCTAAGGTTCCAACTTTATTCTTCTCTGCTGATACCGACGTAGCGACAGTTTCACTACGAGTTGCATCTGCTTTGTCCTATGAAGACCAAGTAAGGGTAGAGCAGAACCTCAATAACAATCCTAATTACTACAGCAAGTACTTACAGGATGCTTCACATATTCAATGGGTCTTTGATTCATCCCCAAACCTTGATGACATTGAGTCAGAAGTAAAGGCTTATGTAGAACTATACGGAATCTATCCGCAGTTAATTGTGATAGATAACCTGATGAACGTAGTAGCAGAACACGATAACGAATGGGCTGGACTACGCGACATAATGATGAACTTGCACGATATGGCTAGGAAGACAGAGGCGTGCGTCCTTGTCCTCCATCACGTCTCCGAAGCCAGTGAGTATGGTTCCCCAACTATGCCACCGCCACGTCGTGCCATCCACGGAAAAGTATCACAACTACCCTCGGTGATACTTACCCTTGGTTACGACCCGTCTCAAGGGTACCTCCGAGTAGCCACTGTGAAGAATAGGTTTGGTCCTCACTTTGCCGACGCTTCACAGTGGACTACTTTGTTT